TAACTATTTTATCATTGCTCTAAAGCAGTTTAACGGTACTAATACAAGTTCTTTGGTTTTTAGAGGACATGTAACAATTATAGGCTATTTCGAATAAGGAACTAATTATGACAAGTAAGAGAAATTGGATCAAGGGTGCAATCAAAAGACCAGGGGCTTTGACAAAGAAAGCCAAGGCTGCTGGTAAATCAATCTCTTCCTATTGCTCAGGTAAGAGCCTGACAACCCAAACCAAGCGTCAATGCAACCTAGCAAAGACCCTAAAGGGATTTAACAAATAACCTAGGAGTTAGAATCTATGCCTAAAGATGCATGTTATAATAAAGTTATGAGGGCATATGGTGGTAAGCATAGTGCTTACGCCTCTGGTGCTATGGTCAAATGCCGCAAGGTAGGGGCCAAGAACTGGGGTAACAAGACCAAGAAGGGAGGAAAGTCAAATGCCAAAAGTAGGTAAAAAGTCATTCCCATACACAGCTAAGGGCAAGGCCATGGCCAAGACCGAAGCTAAGAAGACTGGAAAGAAGATGACCATGAAAAAGGGTTATAAGTAATGGCTGACTTTTCATTAGAAAAGAAGCAAGGATTACATGGTTGGTTCAAGCGGAACAATGGTAAGGGCTGGATAAACTGTAAGACAGGTGGACCCTGTGGTCGTAAGTCTGCCAAGTCTGGCGGCTCTTATCCCGCTTGCCGACCAACCAAAGCACAATGTACAGCCAAGGGTGTAAAGGCTAAAAAGAGTTCCAAACCAGTATCTTGGGAATCCAAGAAGAAAGGAAAAAAATAATGGCAAAGAAAAAGAAAATGTCTTCTAAGAAGAAACCCAAGATGTCATGTGGATGTGGAGGTAAGAAATGAAACTAGGTTATTTAGGTGCAGTTAGCACGGTAGCTGGTCAAGTTGGCACTAACAGTGTTTATACAGCTTCTCACAATCCTAATGGTTATTTAGTTGTTACAGCTTTAACAAGCGGATCTTCCACTACCATTCCACAATTTGCAAAGATTTTAGCTGGTACTAACTTTGCTGCTACTGGTTTAGTAATTACAGAGCCAAAGTTAACACAAACGCCAGCCCATCCAATTACAGCAGCATCGTCATCTACTATTTCAGGAAACGCTGTAACTTTAACATTTACCTCTACTGGTTATATGAATTGGATAGCAGGAGCAAGTGTTACCATCTCTGGAGTAACTCCAGATTCATATAATGGAACTTATACAATCGCCACGGCTACTAGTAATACTTCATTTACTGTAAGTAAATCTTACCCTGGTACTAACGGAGCTGCTGGTCTTCCAACTGCTACGGCGTTTGGAACTGCTGTAATGGCTATTACAAACTCAATAACTGGACTATACGCTACAAACTTAACATCAACAATTAACTCAGCAAATGATATAACCTTTACAGCTCCCAATTTAGTACCTGTAGGAACACAAGCTATTAGTATTTTCAATAGCACAACAACTCCTTTAGATGTTCAGTTTTACAATCGAAAGAGTAAACTACTAGAAACAATAGCTCTAACTAATGGTGTTCCAACTAGGTTAGAGTATCTAACTGATGGTTCTCGTTCAGCTATTTACAGCAGTACTGCTGTAGCTGGAACTTCATTTAACAAAGCTATATTCTGGTCTGTAAGACAATAAAGGAGACACACAATGACAGATTTTATTACTACATCTAACCAAAATGCTGGTAAAAAAAGAAATTTAAGTACATTTGGCGGTAAAAAAATATCTCAGTGGATGAAAGATGCTCACTATGGGAAGTCAAGTTTTGATGTTTTAGTTGTTGGTGATTCAAACACCATGTTTCTTGACGCTGGTGGCGATACCGTAAACGGATTTATTGACGGATTAGAAGAAGGTTTTAATACTCTAGGTATCCCAACATATGGCAGTCCTATTTATTTCTGTGGTAGAATTGGCGGTAGTAGCTACAGTAAGTACTTTCAGACATTAGTTTCTGGTGATTTTTCAGATGGTACTGATGGTGGTGGAGGTGGTGCTGCTTTATTAGAGCGCGGTCAAATTGATACAGATGCAGATTACAGTACTTTTAGAGCAGATTTAGATGGTCCAACAAACGATAAGTATTCAATTTCACTTGCAAACGGCGCTTATCCAAACAATCCAGCAAACGGTACTAGGTTAGATGAAGATTTTTTAAAAATGGAACCTGGTACTTATCCTTCTCCTGGTAATGTTTTTGGTTCTCTTTCAATTCGTGCTGATGGATCGTGGCCTCTAATCAAGAACAAAATAACCGCTAGGTATCTTTATACTAGACATCCCAATAATGATACAGCTTATGATCATTTTATTATATTTGAAAGCGGAGGAGCATCTAGAACAAACTCGTCACAATCAAGTCCTGTAAACTTAGCTGGGGCTATAGGATATGTTGCTCATGAAAGAAGTATTTCTGCTTCTACAGGTGCAACTCCTTCTGAAGTAAAAGTAGCAATGGCTGGTGCTGGTATAGGTGGTGGTGTTTTTGGTGGAAAAGCTGGTTTTGTTTTCTTTAGTATGCATACCGATACAATTGGAGTACGTGTAAGCAGTCTTTATGCTAGAGGTGGAGCAACTTCAACAGACTATAAGAATAACCTGACAGCTCTATACAATCATAATGACAACAAAAAACTTAAGATTTACTTTAAAGAAGTAGTAGATAGACAAATCTCTGCTAATCCTAAGAATGTAGGTAGAGTTGCTGTTTTTATTCAAGGTGGAAGAAACATTACTGGTAGTGGTACTGCTGCAGATGCTTTAACATACATTTCAGATATTAAGGAATGCATCAGACTATATACAGAAACATGGAAAAGCTTAGGTTATTCTACAAATAATCTATGCTTTGTAGTTTGCTTCTCGCCAGTATATACTGAAAATGCAGTTTTTGACGAAGCATGTAAGACTCTCCTTAACGGTATTGAATCTAGACGTGGTTTAGCTGCTAATGTATCCATAATTGATCATGCAAGAAATCTACCATATGCGGATTATGTGGCTAATACATTATGGAATGTTACGGGCCAAAGTGCTGGAAGCTCAGTACCAGATCCCCATCTTAAAGATGCTGGATATCAAACACTAGGTAAAAGAATTGTTTCAAACCTTGCATTACTTTGGTCAAAATTAAAGAAAAAATAAAGGAATTAAATATGTCACGATTACCAATGATGGGAATGGGAATGCCTACTGGCATGGGTCCAGGTATGATGGAATCTCAGATGGGTCTAGGCGCACAGATGCCTATGCCACAGGAAGAGGAAACCATGCCAAAGAAAAAAAAGAAACCAGTTAAGAAGAAGACTGGTAAGAAAATGAAGAAAAAGTAATATGTATTGCAAGAGCAAGACAACTTCAAAACAGGTCGAATATGTAAAGAAAAGGACTGGGCCTTCCCCAGATACCAAGAAACCCAATACAAAAAAACCTAAGACTCGTTCAAAGTAACGAACAATCTAAAGGAGAGATATTTAAATGCTAGATACAAACAACGCTGAACAATCTCAGCCTGTCGAGACTCAGCCCGTAATTGCTACACCAGTTCAAACAGAAGACCCACAGATTACACATGAGCGTGCGATGTTCATGAAGTACGTTCAGGATCAAGGACAAAAGATCCCAAGTAATTTCAAGTCAGCTGATGATTGGTTCAATAGCCTGATAGAAGCCCGCAAGGGATTTACTCAGGCAAGACAGGAAATCGCTTCACTAAAGAAGCAATACAATCAAAATGGGGTGACTAATCCTAACTATGTGGGGGACTCACCTCAAGCTCAGGTTCAGCCAGAGCCAGTCGAGGATCTATCTGGTATTCCAGAAGACCTCAAGATCACACCACCTCCTACTCCTCAGCCTGGATCTACGGCTCGGGTTAGTGCAGAAGATTGGCTTCGTTGGGGCAAGGAAATTGACTCAACGGGTGCCGTAAGTGCAGCTACTCGTAAGGAAATCCAGACTAAGATGGGTGCTGATGAAGTGATCATTGAGCAGATGATTAAGGGTCGCAAAGCTTTAGCTAAGCAATCTTGGGAAGACGCAGCGGGTGTCGTGGGCGGAAGTGACAATCTCAAGCGTCTATTCAAGTGGGCTCAGGAAAGCAAGTCGCAAGACGAAGTTGCTGCCATTAATCGTTCTCTTCAGACCAATGCCTATAAGAATGTACTCCTAGGTCTTAGAGCTGAATATGAGCAAACACAACCACAGGCAAAGCCCAAGGCTCAGGAACCCCAGGCTATGTCAAACAGGGTCAATCCCTCTCAAGTTCCACAATCCGTACAGGTGTTTAAAAACCAAGCCGAACAACAAGCTGCCCTACGCGATCCAAGATATCGTGTAGATTCCAAGTATAGACAGGCAGTAGAGGCAATGGTTGTTAATTCATCAAGATACGGCTTTAGAAATCGTTAACTCCGTATAATCCATTAGGACACGGACTAATTAATAATTTCTCCTACGTTTAGTTTATAATTTAAAAGAGAGTTTCTACATAAGGAGAAACAAACATGCCAGAGAATACACAGAATCTATTCCCTATTGACTCGTTACCAGCAATTGCTGGCACTAGCCCAAATGATATGGTTGGCCATGGTGGTTGGCCACGCGGTGGTCAAGCTGCTTCACAAACCAGTATTCCTTCGGTTTCAACTTCAACTGATCCTTCATACTGGCTTCCTATTTGGTCAGGTGAAGTAATCAATGCATATGACCAATACAACATGTTTGAACCAATGGTTACAACCGAAACCATTGAGTCAGGCACAACCAAGCGTTTTCCAATCACAGGAACCGTAGGTCACAAAGGTATTTGGCAAGCTGGTGAAGAACTCATTGGCAACAGCGGTATCTCGACTCCAGGTTGGTTCGATATTTCGCTTGATCAAAGACCAATGGCTGCATTCTTTGAACTTGATGACATTCATCTCATGCTTACTCAGTGGGATTACCGTGCTGAGCTAGCTCGTCAAGCTGGTCTTCAGCTTAGCTATATTCGTGACAAGCAAATTGCTTGCATGATTGCTCAAGCTGCATTTACCCCAAACCGCAATCCATTTAGCGCTGATTATTCAGGCATGAATTATGGTACTACTCCATATCTCACTCCAAACTCAGCCTTTAACTTCCTTGGTCTTCGTGGTGCCACTGCTCCCCAAAGAACCGATGCTGCTCTACTTCTTCTTGATTACTTAGAGCGTTACATGGTCCGTCTATCAGAAATCGACGCAACCATGGGTGAAGTATATTGCGCTGTTTCTCCACAGGCTTTCCACGACATTCGTGCTCTTGGTATTGCCCGTGAAAGCGGCGACCTTGCTGCTGGCGCTGGTCGTCCATTCTTCGGTGGTGTAGCCGAAGCTGGTGGCCTTGGTGCTCCACTTAACCGAAACCTCTTTGGTATTGGTGAAAGCCTTGAATACATGGGTGTCAAGATTGTAAAGAGCAACCACCTCGCTCAACTTGATCACGCCGTTGTCAATTCAGGTCTAACTAATGTTGCTGCTAATGGTCTTGATCTAACTACTGGTCAATATAGCAACAACGACGAGGTAAACGTTATTGGTGATCTAGGTGATCCAAAGTACAACTTCAACTGGCACGGCTATCACGGTGCTAACAACGATGACTTTGATGATCTTGTCCAGATTACTTCAAACGGTACTGTTGTTACTAACGATGTACTTAAGCCAATCAAGGCCCTTATTTGGCAGCGTTCAGCCGTTTGCTCGCTAAGACTACAGGGTATGAAGGTCGAGACTGTCAAGGATGTCCGTAGAGGTACATTCTTCACCGTAAGCTCAATCATGGCTGGCGCTGGTGTCCTTCGTCCAGAACTCTGCGGCGCAATTCAAGGTAGCTACTCAGCTCTATAATTCTAGCGTTAGCTAACTACATTTTGGTATTTGTACCTAGGGGGTCGAAAGGCCCCCTAGGTATTTTTTTCTCAAGGAGAGTGATATGAAACCTTTTAATCCAATCAGCAATTCTTCCCGTGGATTTGGAGATACAGTAGCAAAAGTGGCAAAGGCTGTTGGCCTAAAGCAAACACAGGGTTGTGGATGCCAGAAGCGCCAAGAGTACCTTAACAAGCTAATTCCTTACAAACAGAAAGGAGCTAAGTGATGGGGTTATACAGTTATACTGATGCAGTAAATCATATGCTGTTATCCTCAGGAGAGCATTTGGTTAATGATCTTAGCACAGATGCTGGTGTAGATACCAGCGTTGCTCAGTTCATCCTGAACCAAACAATCAAGTCTATGGTAATGAGAGGGCTGGCTAACAATAGGTATGTAGCCGAGTTCTCACCACAGACAACAGGAGTAAATACTGGAAAAATTCTCTTGCCAGACACTGCTTGTTATGCCCAGGTTGTTGAACCTCTGTTTGACCCAACGACGGGGGAGGTGATCCAGACAACATTAAAGTCCAGTCCAACAAGGTTATTCAACATCACCAAGCAGACTGATATATTTGACAAGACCCTGAAGATTGAATTGATTGTTCTCCTAGGACCATCCAATGAAAACTATGGATGGGATCAGATAGACTCTGCGCTACAGAGATCTATTATGGAAATGGCAGCCCGTGAATATCAAATGATTTCACAGGGTGATCTAGATGTGGACAAGCGCATGGCAATGCGGGAACAATACCATGTTTCAAGAGGCCGTGCTGCGGATATCTTCAAGAAAAACAGATCAATACTATTGGGTGATTATGGCACCCGTGCCGCTGTTGATAGACGCGGAATACTAAGTAGTGATCCTTACTTTACAAGAACGAGGTTCTAATGGCGTTTGTAAGACTTCCAATTAATTCCTTAAGTGGTGGAGTAGGCCGTCAGGCTCCAACTAAAAGACTGGTGACTGAAGCTGAGAATGTGGATAACTGTCTTGTTACGGTTGAGAAGTCTGTCGAAAAGCGTCCCCCACTTACAAGAGTAACCACCACTGGTGGGGGATCATATCTTGATTTAATCAATGTAGGCGTTCCTGCTGGGTTGAACTTTAATAATGACAACCTATACTTTCACTTCCTTGATATTGATGGATTCAATAGGTATTGTATTGTAATAAACAGAGCTGGATATACCTTCGATCCCGTTACCCAAAATAGCTTTTCCTTTGGTGGACAAGACATCAAGCTGGACAACTTCCTGACAGTGTATAGAATTGAACCTACAGAGTGGATTAAGGAAACCGTAGATGCCACCTTTGGTACTGTTGGCAACACCTCGGGATTCAATAGAGGTATTTATGAATATCTTACCTATGGAAACAGGAGTGTAAATGCACAATATAAGATGGGAAATCAGACTTACACTGTAAGTCCGTCACCAATTAAGGATACATTCGGTTCAACTG